TATACATAAATTCCAGAATCTATTCTACCATTATAGCAAGATTCTTGTAATTTGGGTGGAATTACACTATTTTTTGACTTCCAAAATAAAACATCTATATTTCTAGAATCAAATTCATCAGCAATTTCAGCACCATATCTTCCTGTGCTCATATTGCCTATGAACCTTACATCATCAATAGGAACATTTGTTCCTCCACTTGTTATTAAAACTCTAGTATTCATAATGAAAGTAATTTGGGATATCTGTGTAATTTTTCTAAAATGCTTATCAATTCAAGAGTAGGGTCTTCAAGGTATTTGGGTCTAGTTTCTCTGGTTTGCCATGCACTCCATCCTGTTGATGGGTCATAAGAGTTGTTCCATCTCTCCAAATGCAACATGGTTGTGGAATGCCCTGGGATATCTGGTCTAAACTTTTCTGGTGGCAACACTGGAACAAGATGTCCTATATTCTGTCCAGTGGTAACACTGTCTCCCTCTTTCAGTGTGGATGATAACTCCCCATACACATAGTAACCATCTTCATCTTTGACGAGAAGAGCATCAGTTTCTAACCACCACGGATTGTTTACTGATGGTCCTGTGAATCTTTGATTTGATACTACAACTCCTGGTCTAATAGCATTAACAACATCCCCTGGTTTTCCATATAAATCTACACCCTCATGAAAATTATACTTTCTTGCACATCCAAATGATCCTGGATGTGCATTTATGGGTATACCTCTTACCAATTCTAAGTTTACTGGAAACCATTTTCTCATACACACCTATCATACATGGCTTTTGCACCACTTGCAACAAGTATTTTTTCACTGTCAGACAACTCTAAGGAATTCACATACTCATCAATACAATCATGAACTGATGCACCTTTGAATTGATTCGAACCTGTATCACTTTCTTGAGGAGAGTCTGTTTGGTTGGTTTTTACTGGCATGGTTGTTTTCACAGATAATGCCTTTAATCTTTCAAATTTAAGCATGGTGCTATTAAAATCATCTGGATTTTCAAGCTCTACACATATGAAATTATTTTCGACTTTATGCAAGTCTTTGTCATCTCTTATGTATTCAAATCTAGGACTTTTATCATTATGAATTTTTTCAACATGTAAAGTTTCTGTGTCTAAAATATATACGAATTTATCCTCATCACTCTCTCCCCAATTCAATTGATATGGACTTCCTAGATATCTAAAAGGCTTTCCACCATACTGTCTAATTTGAGGTTTATGATAGTGACCACTAAAGGCACACTCACACTTGTTCATAAGATCAGAAACTTTGATACCATGAGTTGATATTTTTCCAGCAGACATCTCAAAACTCTGTGCATCCCAGTGTCCTATAACAACTTTTGAATCTGGAATATCTTCCACTTTTGTGCCCCATGGACAGAGAGTTACCCCATCAAAAGTTGTTATGTTGTCTATAACATGCACATTTTTACGCTTTTTGAATATGGAAAGAGAAGTAACACTTGAATTATTCAAGAATAGTGCATCATGATTGCCAACAGTAATGAAAACTGTCATATCACTAAACACATCCAAGAATCTGTGTCCAACATCCAAAGTTTGTAAGGTTATATAGCTTCTGTTATGAAAGAAATCTCCTGCTATTATTAGAGTGGATATATCTCTCTCTTCCATATTCTCCTTTAGCCACTTAGCAAATTCAAGAGCAATGGTATGAAACTTGTCATTATCTTTATTGTTTCCAATGTGTAAATCGGATATTAGACAAACTTTTTTTGGTATGCTCATGGTTACTCCTCAAATACAACATCACTCTCATCACTTTCAATGAATTTAGGTCTTCTAACATTTCTAAAAGTCTCGCTAGCATATAATTTTTCCCATGTTTCTGTTTGAAAATTTCTTTTTGTATCTTCTGCTAGTTTTTCCTTTTTAATTCTGTTTAGGTAGGAGTGACTTGTTATTCTTGAAAAATATCCAAATGGATTAGCCTTGAATTTTATATACTTTTTGCTATTTTCTTCAAAAAAAGTATCAGAATCCTCTTTAGGTTTTTTCTGTGCTTGTTCTTTTTTGTCTATATAGCTTATAAATTCTTGACCATTCTCATTTGTTTCTGATAGTATCTCTGCAATAGTATAGCACTTGAACGAACAGTCTCTTATTGCCTTAGCCATTTTTAACACAGAATCTCCCACCATCTCATCAATCCAAGAGTATCCACAAAAGTTTGAACGATAACCCATTTTAGTAGCAATGTCGTTTATTATGCCTGTTAGTTTATCTGATATGTTTGGAAAAAGAGTTCTATCAATAACCTTTTGATTCTCCCAATCATATCCCTTTCCTAAACTAACATAATAGTTGAATAATTCGTTCCACATTTCATCTTTACTAACATAGTCTTCGCTTTCTTTCTGCTCTTTTGTTCTGCGTATTCTTTTTTTAGGTTTTTCATCAAGAATCTCAAAGGACTCTTCAATAACATCTTCTATTTCTTCATCTTCTTCGTTGTATTTTTCCCACATATTAAATTGTTAGTTTTGTTATCTTATAAGCAGTTTTTTGCTTTTTGTATATTTCTATTCTTTCCTTGAGATGGCTCCAAGAATACTCAAGATTATCTGCTATATCAAATATAACAGCTTTTTCTTTACTAGAATGTTTTCTAACAGTTCTTCCTATTGTTTGAACTGTTTTAACTCCTCCCTTTCCCATGTATGCAAATATTGCATAATGAAGATTTTTTATGGATACTCCAGTTGAAAAGCACCTGCTCATTGCAAGACATACTATACCATCTTCATTGTCCATAGTGTTTTGGATAGCAATTCTTTCATCTGCTGGTGTATCTCCAGTAATTTCTAAAATCTTTTTACTTGTGTCTTTTAACACATCTCTCAAAATGTCTATATATGCTCTTCTATCCACAACTATCAATACATTACCCCTTAGTTTTGCTGCTATTGTTTTTATAACATCATTTCTTTTAGACAAATTTATAACATAATTCACCTCATGCTCATATGCTTCTGTGGGGCTATTTCCTCTGGGGAATTTCGGTTTAACAGGGTGTTTTATTACAATTATATTAATTTCAACCTCTGAAATGGTTCCTTGCTTACGTAATTCATAAGAGGTCTTTTCATACAATATAGGACCAATCTTTCCAATCACATTCCATGCACCCATGATACTATCAGGAAGAGTTGCTGTTAGTCCGAATTTTTTAGATGTTGTTATGTTATGAATAACCTTACTAATTTTGTTTTTCTTTTCATTAATAGTATGAACTTCATCTATAATAACAACATCAAAATCTTTAACAACTTTTACAGTTTGCTTAACATCAGATATAAGAATCTGATTATTAGCTATTATAATATTCTTACTCTTATCAGGAAGATATCCATCACCCCATCTAGTAACACAATTTATTCCAAATTCATCAATGAAAGAGTTGTATAGCTGATGTAAGAGGGATACATTAGGAACACAAATAAGAATTTTGTAATTTGGATAGTGATCTAAAAACGTTTTACATAGTCCACCACATATAAGAGCCTTTCCTCCACCAGTAGCTATCATGCTTATACCTCTACCATTAGAAACAAATTCGTTTAAAGTGTCTATTTGATAGTCATAATAAGTGAATCCTTCTATAGTTGATATTTGACTTATCCCTGTAGAAGGCTTATATTGGGCTATGAATTCATCTGTAAAGGTTATACTCAACTTTGTATTTAAACTGCGTAAGAAGTGCTCTATTTCGTTCCACAAGCCTATCTGAAAGACTCCTGATGGAGTTATTGCATACAGTCTAGGCACAAATCTACTCATCTGATAAGATGGGTTTTTTATAGAGAACTTTTCTCTTATAAGTTTAAAAGTATTTGGTGAACAAGTTATGCAGCCGTTCTTATTCTTAAAATCTATTGTTATTTTTTCTGCCATTGTAAAAGACAATATTACAACTGCTCCATTTTCATCAACTCTACAAGATTTTTGAAATCAAATCCCATTTGACTAAAAATTTTATTAACGCTACTGTCTAAATATTCTACCAACAATTCTTGTTCTTTAATACTCTTTTGTAATGCTTTATATTCCATCTGAGTTTCTGCTTTATTAGCAATAACAGATTTGCTTAAGTTTAAAGGGTTATCCTTTAACATCTTGTTCTGAATATAAGTGTCTTTTGCCTCTACCAAATCTATTAAATTTTTCTTGGCTTTAACCAGTCTAAAAAGCCATTTGTGTTTAGTGTTAGGACAAGATAGCTGCTTTTCCATGATATTAGTAACATCAATACTAGTATCCATTTCTATTTCCTTAGAGTATTCCTCTAATTGCATCATAGGGTCTTTCATTAGTATAGAATAAACTACACATATTACGATTTCAAGTAAATAATGTGTATGACAGAAAAATTTGATAAAATAGTAAAAATGTTTCTAGAAGATGGTATGACTGATGCAGGAGTATTAGGTGCTGATGGTCCTTATCCTACAGATGATTCTAGAACACCATTTACATTAGGAATTTATTCAAGAAAAGGTAAAGTAAAAACTAAAAAGCGTAAAAAAAAGAAGTAAATATTCTATATGAATGAAAACTCTTGGGAAAATGTACCAGAAAAGGTTGAAGATTGGTTTGGATTCGTTTATAGAATAACTTGCATTTCTAATGGTAAAAAATATATCGGAAAGAAACAATTTTTCAGCAATACAAAAAAACCACCACTAAAAGGTAAGAAGAGAAGTAGAAGAGTTGTCAAAGAGAGTGATTGGAAAAGCTACTATGGAAGCAGCAATGATCTTAAATTAGATTTGGAAAAATACGGTAAGGAAAATTTTAAGAGAGAGATATTAGAATTATCCACATGCAAGTGGGAGAGTGCATACTTGGAACTCATGTGGCAACTCAAAGAGAGTGCTATACTAAGAGATGACTACTACAATGGCATAATAAATATTAGGCTAAATGGACCTCCAAAGGCATTAGTGGAAAAATACAAGAAAGATATATAAAACTTTTTAGTAGCTTTCGCAATGTTGTGTGTTATAGTGTGCTATGTACTATGAATTCGTTTCTATGGATAAATTCCTTTTCAGTGTGGAAAAGGAAATAGTGAATGTTTTATATGACTATTCTCTTTTAACCAAATTGGATAGAAATGTTAAAAAAATCATTTTCTATATAATGGTTAAACGTGTTGGTGATTTTATTATAAGTAACCCCTCATGCTTGTTCTACCATGATCAAAAATTATCAGAGAATCATGAACTATTCTCATACTTTGATAGGGATAAATTAACAGTTTATATTAATAAGATATGCCTAAAAATTAAAAAGGTAACAAAGCGTGTTCTTTTTATAAATGGTGTACAGAAGCTTCCAGATAGTGGATTGCTATGTGAACAAGATGGGCTTGTTATAGAGGAGATAGTTCTTTTAGAAAACAGTAAACCTGTAAATTATAAGGAATTATTACAATTCCTCAGTTCTCATAGTTTAAAAGATTTATTCTCTAATCTTTCTAAGAAAGTCTAGCTATTTAGCATATTCAAGAAACAATTTTCTATGTTCTGGAATAACAGTGTCTAATTGTGACATTTTTAGGTGCTTGCTTGGGACAAGGCATTTAATACAGTCCTTTGCATAGGGAAATGATGAGAAATATTTTCTTTTCTCATGCACATAGTTGTGTGAAATAATGTATGAATTGGATTCTTGAATATACTGTTTCAAGTCTATATTAAACTGATATTTTTTTATGATTCTGATTGCTCTTCTATCACAATCCAATTCCATTTTTTGAATGTTACGCAAGTCTTTTATATCCACCTCTTCTTGCTGGAAATTTAACCATTTATAGTATTGTTCTGTGCTTTTTATCCCTTCTATAAAGTAGATGCTTTTATTTTTCCACTGCAAGAAATGACAGTATTCATGTAAGAATACTGGTATGTAAAAATCAAAATCGTTTTTAAAATAATTTATCCTAAAATTAGGAACAACACCATTACTCTCTGTAAAATAACTGTGTGAGTAATTGCTAACATTTTTTCTTCTGGTTATTTCTATAGTGACTCCAGAAGAAACCATGTCTCTTATGCATTGTCCTACAAAATGTTCCAGATTCATACTATCTTGATTTACCCATCTTTTTAATCAATACCTTACACTCTTTGATGTATCCTGGAGTCACATCAATTATGTTGGCTTTTTTATAGTCTAGTGCAAATGGTGAATGAGTTGCTATAATGAGTTGGAAATGCTCTGATAGGGTTACAAGAGTGTCAAACAATTCCACTTGTTTTGGAATGGGTAGTGCCTTTTCAGGTTCATCCAAAAGAAGTGTAATCTTGCCATTTCTAGGCAAAGACTGTATATAATCAACCTCTATTTGAGCAAGACTCTTGTTGGTTATATTTTCTGGTACTATTGATAAATCTGGAGGATTTTGAATAATCCTCATAATCTTGTTTATTTTATGAATTCTGTACTGTCCAGAACTTGGCCTAGATGCTAAGATGTCCATTTGCTCTGACTCTGTAGTGATGCCATCACTACTTTGTTGGGCATTTTGGTAGAACCATGAATTATCGTTCTTTCCCATAGCCTCACTATCATTATAGAATGTAGGTTCTCCATTCCAATCTACAATTGCATCACATTTAGTGGGTGTGAAGTTTCTATAGCAGAAGGGAAAATGTTTGATGTTATCATATGCAAGCAAAGAGGGTTCTGAGACTGTGCTCCATCCTCCAACTCTTATACCAGAGTATGCTGCCATAACCTTTAAGGCAGTACTTTTACAGCTTCCTGCATTACCAAATAAGATATTTAATCCATCTGTAAATTCAAATTTCCTATCCTTTAGATGAGGGTATAGAGATGGAAATCCTGTTGTAAACTGTAAGCTTTTAATCATATTAGAATTGATCCAACTTTAGCCCATCAAACATTGTTGTTGTGCCATTAGCTATTTTTTCATATGCAGAGAGGTCTGTATTTTGTTTTAAGAATGGTTGAATAGCATTCACGAACTGGTAATATGATATTATATTACTCTCATTTCCATTCATTTGTTGTGGATTTAACTCTTCTATGAAGAAAGTGGTATTAACCAAGTGATTAATTTGATCAGTTGATCTAAAATCCTCTGGGTTATAATTCACTGCAACAATAAAGTCTTGTTTATTAACAATAACATTGAAATATCTTATATTACCTTTTTTTATAGTTTGATTAACAGCTTTAAGTTGTGGTATACCTTGAACTATTTCTACAGGAACATTATTGAATGAATGTAATCCATTATCATTTATTTCTGTAATAATTTTGGTTATACTATCCATACTAGGAAGAGGAAGAGTAAGAGAATCGTCATCAGAAACAATAGGCATTTCCAGTGTTTTGTAGGAGTCTTCTATATTGGACAATTGCTCATCAACATATTTCCTAGCATTCTTTTTACTAGAAT